CCGACCTAATCCCTGGCGCGCTGTGCGTTGAAGTCTCTGAATTGCGCTGCGACGTACTGAGGGCCAAAGGCCACCAAACCGTCTGTGCCGACTTCCTTACGTGGGCTGAGAAATCGAATCAGCTATTTGACCGAATCGTAATGAACCCGCCGTTTGATCGCGGACAGTGGCGCGCGCACCTGGAAGCCGCAGCGAAATTGCTGAAACCACAGGGCCGGCTGGTAGCGATTCTTCCGACGAGTGCAGAGAAGATCGAATTGGATGGGTTTAACAGCTGGTGTCCGCAGCACTTCGATAACGAATTCGCCGGGACAAGCATATCGGTGGTGATTCTGGTTGTGGAAAGGAAGACGGCATGACCCGCGAAGACCTCGAATACTTCTATGCCGAGCGTGCGGCCATCCTGCACTTTGATGGCGGCTGGCCGAAGGAAAAGGCCGAAGCCCTCGCCAAAGCGGAGATGGAAAGCCACTGGAAGGCGGTTGAGAAGGCTAGGGAGGCGCAAGCGTGAAAGACATAGCTTTGTTTCTATACAACCTGACCGACAACATGGCGCAACCGTGGATCGATGCCGGGTATCGCGTCGTGATGATCGACATGCAACATCCGCAAGGAATCCACGAACACGGACAGATCACGAAGATTGGCGCGGATATTCGCAACGGATGGATGCCGCCGCGTGAAATCATCGACCGTATAGCCTTCGTCGCCGCATTTCCGCCCTGCGATCACCTGGCGGTCAGTGGTTCGCGCTGGTTCAAGGGCAAAGGGCTGCGCAAGCTGGCGCTTTCGGTTGATCTTTTCGCCACCGCTGCCGAGTTGTGTGAATGGCTAGGCGCGCCGTACCTGATCGAAAACCCGGTTAGCACAATGTCGACGTACTGGCGCAAGCCGGATTACGTGTTTCATCCGCATCATTTCACGATGCTTGAGCCGAACGACAACTACACGAAAACCACTTGCTTATGGACCGGGGGGGGCTTCGTCATGCCGCCTAGCTGCAAGGATTACACCTTGGGGGTGCCGGACGACCGAATCCATAAATGTGCGCCCGGACCTGATCGCCACAATATTCGCAGTGCAACGCCGCTTGGATTTGCCCGTGCCGTGTTCCTGGCGAACGGAAAGCAACTTCTACAGGTGGCGGCATGAATCAGGAAGTCGCTATTCATGAGCCTGTATCCGAGCTAATCACATCCGCAGAGTGGGCGGCAAAGCAGTTCCGCAAGGCGTGGGACGCTGCAACGGTCGCACTGGATGCCGGACTATTCGGCGAGCTCGTTTGGACGCCTAAGAAGCGCACCAGAAGCCTTGAAGCGAACGCCTGCATGTGGGCGTGCCTGACGGACATTTCCCGTCAAGTCGTCTGGTACGGCCAAAAGCTGACGCCTGACGAGTGGAAGGAAGTGATTAGCGCTGGCCTTCGTCCGCAGCGCGTGGTTCCGGGCATCGAGGGAGGATTCGTCTCGCTGGGCGTGCGGACTTCAAAGATGAGCATCAAGGAGATGAGCAACATGATCGAACTGTGCCTCGCGTTTGGTGCGCAGCAGGGCGTGCGATTCACAGCGCCGGAATGGAGATGCGAATGACCCTAAAAGAATCCGCAAAGATGCGCCGACTCGAAACAGAGAATCAGCATCTCCGTGAAACGCTTGAACGGCAGATGGCGATTTACCGCGATCAGTTGTACGAGATCGTCGTGCTGAAAACGAAAATTGATCTGATCGAAGAAGCGATGAGGTACGAAGAATGAACGCCACCGCTGACGCATTCATGGCGATATTCGGTTATCGGCCATGTACCTGCGAAACTTGCACGCACGCGCTGCCGAGCGTCGTTTATCCGCTGGTCTATTGCCCTGTCAAGGGTAAGCCGGTACAGAAGTTCGAGCGCTGCAAGGAACATCAGGAGCGGCGGAAATGAGGCAGAAGAAGCCGAAACGCGCTTCATTGCCAGCATTGATCAACAAAGCCGACACCGTTACCAGCTTGTTCATCCGGCAGAAGTACGCAGACTCGAATGGATACGTGAAATGCGTTTCTTGTTCATCCGTTCTGCACTGGAAGGACGCCCACTGTGCGCACTTCATCGGACGGGCGGCGAAGGCTACGCGATGGCTCGAAGAGAACCTGCACCCGGCCTGCTGTAGCTGCAATGCCTTCCGCAAGGAATACCACATGCGCGGCTATACGCTGTTCATGCTGGATTTCTATGGGCGCGAGTTTGTGGATGAACTCAGGGCCAAGGAAAGGAAGTTGCTAAGTCCGAGTCAGGTTAGGCAGTTGGCCGAAGACGCAATCGACTACTACTCGAAGGAACTACGCGAAATGGAGGCGGCATGAAACGTATCTACCTATCCGGGGCGATGACTGGTTATCCGGATCTGAATTTTCCAGCGTTCCATGCAGCAGCTAAAGAACTGCGTTCACGTGGCCTTGAAGTTGTGAATCCTGCCGAGATCGAGCCAGCCGGAGAAAAGACCTGGGCCAACTGCATGAAGGCCGATATCAAAGCGTTATGCGACTGTTGCACCGTGGCGCTACTTCCCGGTTGGGAGGATAGCAAGGGCGCAAACATCGAGGCGCGTCTTGCGATCAATCTCGGTATGCGCGTAGTCGAGTTCGAGACGCTGATTGCGGAGGTTGGATGAGCTTGCAATGTCCGCTCGGGAAGTGCCAGCCGAATCCCATCGACTCGGAAGCAATCAAGCGCGATGGGTGGCGCGATCAGGGGATTCTCGTCGTGCACCAGGACGACACGAGGCTGGATTGGGTACAGCGCGAGACGGTACGGCAGATCGGCAATCGGCTTTACGGAGAGATGAAAGGGACTAGATGAGCGCACGCGACCTGGCACGACTTGAAGCGGTAGTCGGCATCCTCACCGAATGGGCAGCATGGATGCAGGGCTACAGTCCGCGCCTCGGCTATCCGAATCATTCCGCAATGCTCAGTTCAGGCGGGAACTCGGACACCTTCGAGGATATGTGCGATGCCGCCGACGCGCAACGCAATCAGGCGGTCGATTCGTGCGTTGATGACCTGCCGCCAAATCAGAAGGCCGCGATCTATCGGCGGTATCTGGCGGCGGTGTTTCGTATGCGCGATTACGAAACGTCGCTGGTTACTGCGCATGAGGTCTTGGAGGTAGCGCTACGGCGCAAGGGGATGATGTGGTAATTGCTACTAATCTTGCAATTTTTAGCGGATTGGTATATCTTCTTTCTCGGCGGGTTTCGCACGCCCAAAGAAAGCCTCGTTCCTCACGGATCGGGGCTTTTTGCTTTTCCGCGCAATGGAGACGCCATGAACCGAGACGATCAGCCAGCGGACAACACATCCGGCACTGGCTCAGGACGCTGTAACCTGAAAATCCGCAACAGCATTCCGCGCTGATGGCGAGCAACCCCTACAGCGACACACAGCGGGGCCGGTGAGATTGCGCGACCGGCGATAGACCAAGCGCAACGTGCCTTCGAATATTCGCGGTGAGATGCGCAAGCCGCCACGTAAGGGATCTGTCACGACGCCGCAGCGTTCCGGAGCCGTAACCGGGCAATAGAACACCGTACCCATGCGTTCATGGGGTCGCTCGACTGAGCAGGTAAGGAATCATCGATCATGGCACGCCCCAGCAAGTACCGTCCGGAGTTCGTCACACAAGCGGAGAAGCTGTGCAAGCTTGGCGCCACTGACCTTGAAGTTGCTGATTTCTTCGGCATCAACGTGGCGACGCTGAACCGTTGGAAGGGTGAATACCCTGAATTATGCGAGTCCTTAAAGGTTGGCAAGGCGGCATCTGATGACCGCGTGGAGCGCAGCCTGTTTTCCAGGGCGACAGGGTACGAGCACGACGAGGTAGATATTCGCGTCGTCAAGGATCGCATCGTCAAGACGCCGATCCGGAAGTTCTACCCGCCCGACACGACGGCCGCCATCTTCTGGCTGAAGAACCGGAAGCCGGCCGAGTGGCGCGACAAGCAGGAACTCGAGCATAGCGGGGCCGTGACGCTGACGCTTTCCGAGGATGACGCCAAGCTGTGAAGCTGACGCCGAAGCAGACCGAGGCGAACAAGCTGCTCGCCGGGTCAGCAACGCACATCATGTTGTTCGGCGGGTCGCGGAGCGGCAAGACGTTTGTCCTTGTGCGCGCGGTGTGCCTCCGGGCGATCAAGGCGCCGAGCAGTCGGCATGCGATTGTTCGATTCCGGTTCAACGCCGTGAAGAACTCGATCGTGATGGACACCTTCCCGAAGGTGATGGCGCTGTGCTTTCCGGGCGTCAAGTATGAGCTCAACAAGTCGGATTGGTATGCGAGGTTCCCGAACGGTTCAGAGGTCTGGTTCGCAGGTCTCGACGACAAGGAGCGCACCGAGAAGATTCTCGGCATGGAGTTCGTGACGATCTACGCGAACGAGTGCAGCCAGATACCGTATGCGTCGGTTGAGACGGCGATCACACGGTTGGCGCAGAAGGCGGAGCAGCAGGCGATCGACGCGCTGCCGGCGTCGCAGCTCAGGCCGCGCGTGTATTACGACTGCAACCCGCCAAGCAAGGCGCACTGGTCGCACAAGATTTTCATTGAGAAGCGGAACCCTGACACCAAGGAACCGCTGCGCAATCCGGACGATTACGCCTCGATGCAGATCAACCCGACGGACAACACGGAGAACCTTGCGGCTGGGTATCTCGACACGTTGAAGGCGATGAGCGCACGAGCACGCAAGCGCTTCTTGCACGGTGAGTTTGCGGACGCTACGCCGAATCAGCTTTTCCCGGAGGAGCATATCGACCGGTGGCGCGTCACGGATGGCGTTCTGCCTGACATGGTGCGCGTTGTTGTGGCGGTCGATCCTTCCGGCGCCGATGACGCAGACAATGCGGACAATGACGCGATCGGTATTGTCGTCGCAGGACTGGGAACGGACGGAAACGCCTATCTTGGACCCGATCTGACGGTGAAGGCAGGGCCGGCGACGTGGGGCAAGGTGGCGACGGATGCCTACGACCGGCACGAGGCCGATGCCGTTGTCGGTGAAACGAACTTCGGCGGCGCGATGGTTCCGCACGTGATCAAGACATGCCGGACGCGCCCGCACTTCGGGAAGGTCACGGCGTCACGGGGCAAGGCCCAGCGCG